ATAGCCGTACATTAGAAGCGCGCCCATGCCTGACCATCAATAAAGTAGATGCCTACTGCCGCCAAATAACCAATCAGCAACGCCAGCAACGCCCACGTATTAAGTGCCAAGGGATGAATAATGAAACTGATGCCAAGATGGCTGAAATTATTACTGGAATATGCCGCCACGTTGAAGTCAATTCAAATGCTGACCATGCTTATGACACGGCTTTCGATTTCGCCGTTCGTATGGGTTGGGGTTATTGGCGCGTTACTACTGACTATGTACGACCCGATAGTTTTGATCAAGAAATTTACATTAAGCCCATTGACAATCCATTCACCGTTTACTTTGACCCCAATTCAGTAGCACCGGATGGTTCTGATGCTGAAAAATGCCTAATTACCATAGTAATGTCTAAAGAAAACTTTAGAAAAATGTACCCTGATGCCGATGATGGCGGTAGTTTTTCTGCCCGTGGAACTGGTGATAGCAATACAGAATGGGTAACAAAGCACGATATTCGCATTGCCGAATACTTTTATAGTCGTATTATCAGCACCCATTTAGTTCTTTTATCTGATGGCACTACTGCTTATGAAGATGAATTGCCTGATGCTGGTGTCATGGATATGGCTGGCATTTATGAAGTAAGCCGCCGCAAAACCTTTAAAAAGCAAATTAAATGGTGCAAAGTAACCGCTATGGAAGTGCTAGAAGAAGGCACTTGGGCTGGCAAATTCATCCCAGTTGTGCCAACTTATGGCCAACAATGCGTAGTAGATAACAAACGCAAAAAGTTTGGCCTAGTTCGTATGGCTAAAGACCCACAACGTATGTATAACTTTTGGCAAACATCTATGACTGAATCGGTGGCCCTCGCGCCCCGTGCTAAATGGATCATGGCAGAAGGCCAAGATGAAGGACACGAAGCGGAATGGGCTGGGGCTAACAATACGTCCTATGCTTATTTGCGTTACAAGATGACTGACATCAATGGCCAGCCAGCACCACCCCCAATTCGCCAAACACCGGAGCAACCACCAGCCGCTATTATGGCCGCTTCTGCATCAATCACCCAAGATTTACAAGCCGTAGTAGGCATCGTTGATCCTAATCAATTGCCATCAGGCAACATTAGCGGCAAGGCATTGCAAGGTCAGCAACAACAAATTGATATGACCAACTTCCATTATTACGACAATTTGACCCGTTCAATTGCCCATACTGGACGTATTATTCTTGATTTAATTCCTAAAATTTATAGCCAAGAACGCGTTATGCGGATCATTGGGGATGATGGCAAACCTGAATTAATTACAATTAATCAGAAAACAGGCCAGCAAGACCAAAACGGCATTGAAATGGTGCTTAATGATGTAACCATTGGTGAATATGACGTAGTAATGGAAACTGGCCCTGGATACAACACTAAACGCCAAGAAGCTGTAGATTCCATGATGACTTTATTGGCCGCTGATCCTAATTTAATGAACCAAGCCGGTGATTTAATCTTTAGAAATATGGATTTTCCAGGAGCAGAAATCATTGCTGACCGCCTAGCTTCAGTCAATCCATTAGCCCAAATTGATGAAAAATCAGAAGTTCCACCACAAGTTCAGATGCAATTAGCACAAAGCCAGCAACAAATGCAACAAATGGCACAACAAATCCAAGCATTGCAAATGATGATTAAAAACCGTCAAGACGTTGAACAAGTACGTCAAGTAGGTGAAGATCGCCGTGCTGTATTGGCCGCAGAAGTTAAGTTACATGACCAAAATACCCGTTCTGTAACCAGCCAAAACAAGACTGAAATTGATGCGTTGATGAAGTTGATACTTGGCCACATGGATACTGCCCGTTTAGAAGCTGAAATTGCTTCCCGTAATCAAGAGCAAGGCGGTTACATGAACAAAGCGGCACAAAGCATTGAAGATAATATGGCCGCAATGATTCCACCGCCGCCACAACAGCAACAAGGGCAACCACCACAACAAATGATGTAGTTGCAAAACACTAGATATAGTATTAAGATGGCTTTACAACACTACCTATGGTGTTTTCATAGGGTTAATTCTTGGGATAATAACCATGTCAGAAGCACAAGAAATAATTGAACAACCTAAACAGGCTAGTTCGATAGTAACAAGTGAAAATTTAGCTGAATACAATGCTAATAAGTTAGGTTTAGCTTCCGAAGAAAGCCCAACTGCGGCTACTGTAGAGGAAACTCCAGTAGAGCCAGCGGCTAAAGAAGGACAGAGTGAACCAAAATTAGCGGAAGATGAAGCGACCGGAACAGATGAAAAGAAGCAAAACCCAAAGTTAGAAAAGCGATTTTCTGAACTGACCAGGCAACGAAAAGAAGCTGAAGCAAAAGTAAAAGAACTTGAAGATCGTTTGGCGGCACGTGAAAGTTTTAAGGAACCACAAAAGGAACCTGAAAGCAATCGAAAGCCATCACCGGATGATTTTAAAGATGCTTTTGAATATGCAGAATCATTAGCGCAATGGTCAGCGGAACAAGCGTTAGCAAAGCGTGAACAGGAAATTAAGCAAAAAGAAGTTGAAGCTAAACGTGAAACGGTCATAAAGACCTGGCAACAAAAGCTAGAAACAACAATTGCTGAATTACCTGATTATGAAGATATGGTGGCATCTAGCACCGTGACGGTAAACGACACAGTACGTGATGCGATCCTTGAAAGTGATGTAGGGCCAAGAATCCTATATGAACTAGCAAGTGATGACGAAATGGCTGAAAAGCTTTCCACTATGACTACTGCTAGTGCTTTAAAACTAATTGGGAAACTGGAAGCTAGGTTTGAAAAGACTGAAGAACCAGTAAAAGCGGAAAAGAAAACTGTTGCGGCGAAGTCTAAAGCACCTGAACCTATTCGTCCTTTAAGGTCAAGTAGCGGTGTAGCCGATGTAGGTATGGATGGTAACGATATGTCCTACCAACAATGGAAAGCCGCTAGACAAGCTGGGAAGATTAGATAAGGTAAAACCTAATTTAATTTTGGAGCATTTAAAATGAGTAATAATTTATTAACCATTAGCAAGATCACCAACGAGGCCCTTATGGTCCTCGAAAACGAACTAACATTTACTGGTCAAGTTGACCGTAACTATGATGATCAATTTGCCGTTGTTGGCGCAAAGATTGGTCAAACTGTTAACGTTCGCCGTCCTGGCCGTTTCATCGGTGCTACTGGCCCACAGTTAGTTGTTGAAGATTTCAACGAAACTTCTGTACCAGTTACATTGTCAACCCAGTTCCAAGTTTCAACCCAGTTCACAACACAAGATTTGGCATTGTCTTTAGATATGTTCTCGGACCGTATCCTAAAGCCAGCTATTGCTACTGTTGCTAACAAAATGGACCGTGATGGTTTGCTAGTTGCTAAAAACAACACAGCTAACATTGTTGGTACTGCTGGTACTGCACCAACTGGTTTGATTACTTACCTGACTGCGGCCGCTTATCTTGATTCTGAAGGCGCACCACGTGATGGCCGCCGTTCTGTAACAATTGAGCCATTTACTTCTTCAACTATCGTTGATAGCTTAAAAGGTTTGTTTGTTCCAACTGAACAGATTTCTAGCCAATACACCAAAGGCCTTATGGGGCGCGATTCCGGTGGTATGAATTGGTATATGGACCAAAACGTTGTGTCACAAACTTTCGGTTCTTATTCTTCTGCTACTTTGTCATGCAACGTAACAACTGCAACTGGCTTCTTGACAAGTGGTTGGGCTTATTCAAGCAATATCACAATTGGCGCAACTTCTGCGGCGGCTACATTAAACCAAGGCGATACATTCACAATCGCTGGCGTTTATGCAGTTAACCCACAAAACCGTCAGTCTTATGGCAAATTGCGTAACTTTGTAGTTCAATCTACAACTGCAATTGGTTCAGGCGGTACAGCTACTGTTACCGTTGTTCCAGCCGTAATTACTGCTGGTCAGTTCCAAAACGTAAGCGTTACATCAAGTGGTTCACAAACAGTTACACCATTTAACAATACTGGTATAACTTCACCACAAAACATTTTGATGCACCGCAATGCGTTTACATTGGCTTGTGCTGACTTGGAATTGCCTGAAGGCGTTCATTTTGCTGGCCGTGCTTCTGATAAAGAACTTGGTTTGTCAATCCGTGTAGTTCGTCAATACACCATCAACAACGATAGTATTCCTACTCGTTTGGATGTTCTGTATGGCTGGGCTCCTTTGTACCCTGAATTGGCTTGCCGCGTAGCATCGTAATGAAATAGGGGGCGTAAAAACCCCCATTTTTAAACACTAAATTTAAGGAAATAAAATCATGGCAAATCCAGGCCCAGCAACAACCGTATCAAATCACCCATATCAACTAGGTACCAACCAAGCTATTCGTTTGTTGGCTTCTTATCAGGGTGTTAACGTAAACGCAACTGGCGATACCGTATTACCAATTCAAAATACTGGTAGCTATTCAGTTTCAAACGTTATTTTTACTAACGCATCGGTAAGCTTATCTAGTGCCGCCGCTGGCTTGTTTACTGCACCATCTGCTGGTGGTACAGGAATCGTAGCTAACGCCGCATTGTCAGCTTTAAGTGCATCAACTGTTGTAAGCCAACGTACTGTTGCTTCAACTGCGGCACAAACCGGTCAAAACTTATACATCAACGTTGGTACTGCACAAGGTGCGGCCGCCACTATGGACGTATTTGTTTACGGTTACGACTTAACTTTCCTACCTTAATAGGGAATAGGAAATAGTGAAAGAAGCCACCCCCATAAAGGGTGGTTTTTTTCCTTTTTACGCTTATAATTAATCATCCTCATTTAAAGGAAATCATCATGTCATCTACTACCGTTACACGTGGCAATTCCCACGAAACGTTTTATGTTCAACTTACATTGACACCAAGTGCCGTTACTACTGCTACTACTTCATCACAATCATTTAGCTTACCTGGTTTATTGGCAACTGATTTAGTGCAAGTTTGGGGTGTTGCTGGTAATCAAACAACCGGCATTACAATTGCCGAATCTGATGCGGCCGCAAACTCAATTACTATTCAATTTACAAATGCCGCCGCTACTGACAAAACGCCAGTATCAGGTGTTTACACAATTGAAGTTGTTCGTTTAGAAGGCCCAGCCCCAGCAACGGCGGTGTAATTATGTCAAATACTAACGTTTTACGTTATGTTGGCCCTACAACTGTTATAGGAATTTCGGGTACTGCATCAACTGCAACTACTATTAGTGCTTCAGGAAACAATCAAATGGACTATTGTGCATTTTTGAATCCTACGGCCAATATTGTGACAATTAATATTGTTCCAGTAGTGGGTGGAGTTGGTACGGCTGGTGCGGCAACTGCCGCTTCAGGCACAACTAACCAAATAGTATTAGGCATTAATATGCAAATGCCAATGGTTATTGCCGTGCCACCAGTATTTTCAATTAGTGCAATTGGAACATCCGGAAGTCTTTATGTAACACCAGTAGGTGATCAGTCTTAAAGGAAAAGTATGACCAACCCATCTAATTCTGCGGTTCAGAATTTATTACCAGTTCAAGCTTACTTCAATTTAGATGGGTCTTTTAATACCTTTATTGGCCAAGGTGTTCCGTTTTACGCAACGGCTAATCCTATTCAATCAGGGTTAACCATTACAAGCAGTACGTTAAATAGTTCACCTATTGGCAATACAAGTCCGTCAACGGGTGTATTTACTAATATTGCTACAACAACTGGTACGATTTCTACCCAGCCAACCGCGGCTACTGATATTGTTAACTTGTTGGCTTTGCAATCTTATGCCGCTGGCATTAGCTGGAAACAACCTTGTGCTGTAGCAACTTTGACAAACATTACGTTGTCAGGACTACAAACAATTGATGGATACACAACCCTTGCTGGCGATAGAGTATTAGTTAAGAATCAATCAACTGCCGCTAATAACGGTATTTATTTAGCTTCTGCAACTGCTTGGACACGTTCATTAGATGCTGATGCTTGGCAAGAATTTGTATCAGCAATTTGCTTTATTGAATATGGTACACAGGCTGGTTCTGCATGGTTTTGTACCGCAGTACCAGGGGGAACATTAGGCGTAACTGCCATTAATTGGTCACAATTTACTACTTCAGCTACTTATACTGCTGGAACTGGTTTAACTTTAACTGGCTTTCAATTTAGCATTACCAATACTGCCGTTACTGCGGCCGCATACGGTTCTGCAACTCAAGTAGGTACATTTACTGTAAATGCCCAAGGCCAACTTACATTAGCCGGAAATACCACTATAACGCCAGCCGTAGGATCAATTACAGGCCTTGGAACTGGCGTAGCTACTGCATTAGGTGTAAACGTAGGAACAGCCGGTGCTTTTGTAGTCAATGGTGGAGCATTAGGAACACCATCATCAGGAACATTAACTAGTGCAACTGGTTTGCCTTTAACAACGGGTGTAACCGGAATATTGCCTATTGCCAATGGTGGAACAAATTCATCATCAACGCCTACTGCTGGTGGCATTGCTTATGGAACTGGTACTGCAATTTCATTTACTTCTGTTGGTACAGCCGGTCAATATTTAGCTTCAAATGGTGCTGGCGTTCCAACTTGGACAACTGTTTCTAGTTCTTTAGTGTCATCATTTAGCGGTGGAACAACCGGTTTAACACCATCATCAGCTACAACTGGTGCTATTACATTAGCTGGTACTTTAGTAGCATCTAATGGCGGTACTGGAGCAACAACTTTAACCGGTTATGTTTATGGAAATGGTACAGGGGCAATGACTGCTTCTACTACTATTCCAAATACATCAATAAGTGGGCTTGGCACAATGTCAACCCAAAATGCCAATAACGTAGCAATTACTGGCGGTACTATTAATGGCACAACTATTGGGGCAACTACTGCTTCAAGTGGTGCTTTTACTATTTTATCTACCAGTTCTACTACCAATACAACACCAGTATTAAGTTTTAATGCCTCAAATTGCAATTTTGCATTAGGTGCAACTGTTGCAAGTACCTATTTGCAAACAGTAATGCAAAACAAATCAGGAACTGCTGGTGCTTCTACTAATTTTGCTGTAAGCAATGATTTAGGCACAGATTCTACCTATTATGGTGAATTTGGCATGAATTCATCAGTATTTAGTGCTTCTACACCGGCTGATTTTTTTAGTATCAACAACGGAATTTATTATTCAGGTCATGATGGTGATATAACTATTGGTTCAGGCAACGGATTTAAAACCTATTTTGCCTGGGGAACTACTGGTCAATCTGCCCATGTTATTAATGCGGCCGGTGCTATTGGACTATCAACTAACCTTGGTACAACTCCAGCATTAAGCGGTACAACTGGATATGGAACTTCAGGTTATTTAATGCAATCGGGTGGTTCTGCCGCGGCCCCAATATGGGTAGCACAATCAAGCATTGCCGCTGGCACAGCTACTACCGCTACAAATGCTACAAATACTGCAATTACTGACGATACAACAACTGTTAGTTCTGTATATCCAACTTGGGTTACAACAACTACTGGTAATTTGCCGCAAAAAACTTCATCTACAAAGTTAACTTTTGTTCCATCTACTGGTGCTTTAACCGCTACTAAATACTATGGTGATGGTTCTTCTTTAACTGGAATCGTATCCGGCGCAACAATTAGCAACGATACAACTACTGCAAGTAACCTTTATCCATTGTTTTCATCTGCTTCAAGTGGAACACCTACAACGATTTATACAAGCAATGCAAAGTATTTGTATAAACCTTCAACCGGTGAATTACAGGCAAGTGAAATAGTAGCTTCTAATGGAATAGTAGTGAATAGTGCAACTGTATCTGCAAGTTATTCAATAGCATCAGGAAATAACGCAATGTCAGTAGGGCCTATGACAGTAGCAAGTGGACAAACAGTAACAGTAGCTTCAGGACAAAGGTGGGTAGTTTTATGAGTACGAAACTTAAAGCTGGTACAAGCACAAGCGGTGCAGTGTTAGATGCTGATACTACTGGAATATTAGAACTTCAATCAGGTTCTACTCCTACTACTGCGGTAACAATAGATACATCACAGAATGTAGGTATTGGTACTAGTAGTCCTAGCACTCAACTTGAACTTTCTGCCGCAACTCCTGTAATTACAGTAAATCAAAATACAATTAACTCTGATACAGGTATTAAATTCAAATATAGTGGAACTACAGTATTTGCCCAAGTAACAGGCAACGCATCAACTGGCGAAATGAAATTTATTTCAGGTCAATCAGGACAAAATGGTTATTATCAAACATTTTATACTGGTGGCACAGAACGGATGCGTATTGACTCTAGTGGGCGACCATTATTTAATACTACATCTGCGTTAAACGCTGGTTATATGAGTATGCTATTTGATGGTTCTGTTTACAATGGTTTTACTTTAAAGACAAGTTACGCTACAACTGGTAGTGTATATCTTTATTTTATTAATAGTGCTGGTAGCGTTGCTGGTTATGTAACTCAAAATGGCACTACAACAGTAAACTATGTTACTTCTTCTGATTACAGAATGAAAGATAATGTAAAACCAATTACAAATGCTTTAAATACAGTTTCTTTATTAAAACCAGTTACTTATATATGGAAAAATTCTGACAATGAAATAGGGGAAGGATTTATTGCTCATGAATTAGCTGAAATTTGCCCATTAGCAGTTTCAGGTGAAAAAGATGCAATAAATGCAGATGGTTCAATTAAACCACAAGGAATTGATACTTCTAAATTAGTAGCTACATTAACTGCCGCTATTCAAGAACTAAACGCTAAAGTAGATGCACAAGCCGCAGAAATTAAAGCACTTAAAGGAGTTGCATAATGGCATACGGCACAGTAAATGCTGATGTAATTCAGTCTAGCGTAACAAATACAAGTTTAGGTGCTGGTGATGCGTCTTTAATGAAGAACCGCATTATTAATGGTGCAATGGTTATTGACCAAAGAAATGCTGGTGCTAGTGTTACACCTACTGTAACAAATCAATATACTTTAGACAGATGGCAAGCGCAATTAAGCGTTACTTCTAAATATTCTGTTCAACAAAATGCTGGCTCTATAACACCACCAGTAGGTTTTACTAATTATTTGGGTATAACTTCCCTCTCGTCATATTCTGTTGGTTCAAGTGATTATTTTGCGCTTCGTCAACATATTGAAGGTTATAATATTGCCGATTTAGGTTGGGGTACAGCTAATGCAAAAACAGTTACTTTATCGTTTTGGGTGCGTTCTAGTTTAACTGGCACTTTTGGTGGGTATTTAAATGATGCTGGAGATGATTATTGCTATTTATTTAGTTATTCAATTCCTACAGCAAATACTTGGACACAAATTAGTGTAACTATTGTTGGACCAACATCAGGAACATGGAACACAACAAACGGACAAGGAATTAAATTAGGCTTTGGACTAGGTACTGGTTCAACATATACATCAACTGCTGGGTCTTGGCAGGCTGGAGTTTATGTTCAACCAACTGGGTCAGTATCCGTAGTAGGAACAAACGGAGCAACCTTCTACATTACTGGTGTTCAACTAGAAGTAGGAAGTAGTGCTACTGGATTTGAGTATGTAAATTATCAGACTAGCCTAGCTAACTGCCAACGCTATTATCAAGCATTGCAATATGTAAACGCAAGTGCAATAGCTATAGGTCAATGCGGAAGCACATCAGCGGCACAAGCAACAACCCCTCTTTTGCAAACAATGAGAGCTGCACCCACTATAACTTTACCAACGGTAGGCACAAGTGCTGGAAATATTGTTTTTTTAAATTCTACACAAGGCTTTCCAGCAACAATAGGAACGATAACCACTTCTTTTGGTGTATCTACAAATACAATTACATTTAATGGAACTGGGTTTACTGGTTCTTTTGTATTGGGTGGTGCTGCAATTTTATATTCTGTAAATAGTTCAACAATTCAAGCATCTGCGGAGTTATAAAATGTATAAAATATTACCAAAAACAAAAACGCCATTAGGATTAATTGATGCAAAGTCAATTCAACGTATATCAGACGGTTCTTTTATCCCATTTGACCCAGCCAACACAGACTACCAAATTTTTAAATCAAACGTATTAAATCAAGAACCTGGCGGTACAGTTGTAGAAGATGGCGATTCATTTAGTTTAAATGCTAATCCTAATGATTCTATTTTAGAAGATGCTGATGGAGTAATAATGACAATAGACCAAGCTAAAGAATATGTAAGGACTTTGCCATGAGTATGATTATTGATGGAACAAATGGTTTAACATTTAATAACTCCACTACACAAGCTAGTGCTGGAGTAGTGTTGCAAGTGGTTAATACTTCTTTTAATACTTATGTGACAACTACAAGCGCATCTTTTGTTGATACGGGATTATCAGCTTCTATTACACCTAAATTTTCAACAAGTAAAGTATTAGTAATTGTTGCATTAAATGGAATTACTGATGTAACAGCATCAACTTGGAATTTTTCATTAAATGATGCTTCAAATACTTTGATTGCAAATTTAATAAATTACAATACAAATGTCACTTTGCAAGGATATACTTCAAGTTATTTGTTATCGCCAGCAACAACTTCATCATTAACTTATAAAGTAAGATTTAATAGTTCAGGTGGTGTTGTTTTGCGATTAAATGATTCTGCTACAACTTCAAGTGCTTCATCAATTACTTTAATGGAGATTGCATAATGATTTCTTTACATGATGCAATTTTTACATTAAATCCATCTATCGTAACTATTCGTGGTGATTTTGCCTATGATGCTAACGAACAAGAAGTAGCCTACGATAAAGATGCCGCACAAGCTAAACTTGCTGAATTAGAAGCCGCAGAAGTTGCCGCCCAAGAAGCACAAATAACAGCTAAACAATCAGCACTAGCTAAACTATCTGCACTTGGTTTAACTGAAGATGAAGTTAAAGCTTTGATAGGCTAATATGAACTATAAATGGGAATTTTTAGAACTATTTGCTGATAACCAGCAATTGATTGAAGTTTGCTATTTGCTTACTGGATCAGATAAAGATAAATCTGTATCAAGCCAAGGATTGCATAAATTTAGTGTTGGCACAGTAACTAAAGATTTAGATAATATTGTTGAATCTGATTTGATTCAATGGATTGAAAAAGACACTACCCAGGACGGCATAAACCTTATAAAATTGGGTATTGAAAATCAATTAAACGCCCTAAATAACGCTAAAAAAGTAGATTTTCCTTGGTTAGCTGGCACTTTTACGATTGAATAAATTATGACAACGCCACTAAATATTATTACTGGTTCATTAAAAGATATTGGCGCATTAGCGGCCGGGGAAGCACCTACAAATGATGCCGCCCAAGATGCTTTAGAAATGTTAAATTTGATTGTTGATCAATGGTCTAACGAAAACATGATGGTTTTCAACATTCAAGAAATTATTTTTAATGTTATTCCTGGGCAAGTTCAATACACTATTGGGCCAAACCATACAACTGCTAACTTTATTGGGGCACAATATACCGGCTCTATTACTGGTAACGTTTTAACTGTAACGGCCATTAGTAGCGGTGCAGTAGTGGTTAACCAGTATTTAGGTGGAACTGGAATTACTGATGGAACAAAGATTATTGCTACTTTAACTGGTGCTGGCGGTAACGTTAACGAAGTTGGTACATACTTACTTAATACAACATATTCAAGCCCAGTAGCTTCCCAGCTAATCCAAGCTTACTACGCAAAACCATTAAATATCAATTCTGCATACGTGCGTATTAATACTAGCCAAAGTAGCGGAAGCCCAATATTAACGGGTGGTATTGACTATCCAGTAGCTTGTATTGCCCTTGAAAACTATAATTCTATTGGCCTAAAAACATTAAATGGTCCTTGGCCAAAAGCCCTTTATTTCAATGCAAATGAAGATTCAGGCAACGTATTTTTATGGCCAAGCCCATCCCAAGGCGAAGTTCACATGTTTGCTGAAACGCTTTTTAGAACTTATGATTCACTTTATGACGATGCAACATTGCCACAAGGTTATACAGCGGCATTGCGTTGGTGTCTTGCTGAACGTTTAATGCCTATGTATGGCAAAACAAACCCAACTTTATTAGCCCAAATCGGGGCTTTTGCCGCACAAGCTAAAGCTACTTTGAAATCAACCAATATGGCTCCAATGCGTGTTTCACGTTATCAAGATGCTTTATTAATGAGCAGAGCAAAAGATGCTGGTTGGATTCTTACTGGCGGTTTTAATAATTAAGGTCAAATATGCCTGATTTTGGATTTGTTGGCCCATCGTATGAAGCACCTTCCATCTACCAAGATGCACAGGAATGTATTAATTTTCGCCCTGAAATTGACCCATTAAAACAACCTGGCCAAAATGGTGTTGTTGCTTTGTATCCTACTCCAGGACTTACTACCCAAGTAACGTTATTTAATACCGCAGAAGTAAGGGGTATGCGCCAAGTTTCCGGCGGTCAATATATGGTGGTAGTTTGTGGTCAATATGTTTATGCGTTAAATTCTAGTTTTACCCCAACATTAATTGGAACTTTAAACAGTTCTACTGGAATGGTAGGCATTACTGACAATGGCTTAAACGTTTACATTGTAGATGGTGCTTATCGCTATACATGGCGTATTTCTAACCCAAATTCAGCCCAATTTATAGGTTATACATCCGGCACAACGTTATATGTTACATCAATGAAATCGGGAACTTTAGCGGTTGGCCAGCAATTATTTGGTATTGGCGTTACATCTGAAACCATCATTACTGCCCTTGGAAGTGGTAGCGGTGGTGTTGGTACCTATACTATTAATTTAAGTCAAACCGTAGCTTCACAGACTTTAAATACTGCGGCAGTTGCGGCAACAATAACCGCATCTATTGCTGGCAATGTAATGACAGTTTCAGCCGTTGCTTCAGGAACTTTATATCCAGGCCAAACAATCCAAGGATCAACAGTAACCGCTGGAACGATTATTACGGCCCTAGGCGGTTCTGCCGCTATCAGCTATGCCATTACTGCCGCTGGCACAGGATATGCCGTTGGTGACACGATTACGGTTACTGGTGGTATATATAGTCAACAAGCTACTTATACAGTAGCAACAATTGGTGGAAGTGGCGCGGTTACTGGTTTAACAACAGTAAATAATGGTGTTTATACAGTAGTCCCTGGAACTCCATCCCAAACAACTACAAGCGGTAATGGTACAGGGTTAACCCTTACTTTAACGTTTGGTACGGGTACCGGCAATACAGGAAGTTATGTTTTAAGCGGAACGCAAACCGTTACTTCTAGGACAATGTACGCACTTAACTTTAGCGTTATGCCATCAACTGATGGTGCTTTTAGTGGTGCTAACGTTGTTGATGTAGTGGATAACTATTTTGTTTATAACAGGCCAAATACCCAGCAATTTGGTTCTTCTTCCCCACTATCACCTATTTCCCCAGCATTAAGCTTTAGTTCTAAAGATGGTGCGCCCGATAACCTAGCGTCAATTATTGTGGACCATAGGGAAGTCTATTTATTAGGTGAAACTTCTTCAGAAGTATGGATTGATAGCGGATTATTTCCTTTTGCTTTTCAACGTATTCCTGGCACATCAACCCAACACGGTATTGCGGCTACATTTTCAGTAGCAAGATTAGGCAATTCTTTTGCTTATTTAAGTAAAAACATCCGTGGTGATGGCCAAGTAATGATGATGCAAGGATATACCCCTACAAGAATTAGCACCCATGCCGTTGAATACAGCATTGAAGGTGGCTACATTGCTGATGCTAGGGCTTGGACTTATTTAATTGAAGGCCACGAAGTTTACGTTGTTAGCTTCCCAACTCTTGATTTAACTTGGGCTTATGATATTGCCAGCGGTATGTGGCATAAATGGCTATGGGTAGATGACCAAAACGTTTACCACCGCCATCGTGGTAATTGTCACACCCATTTTCAAGGCATAAACCTTGTTGGGGATCATTCTAATGGTCAAATTTATAAGCTTGACCCTAATAATTACACAGATAGTGGCAATGAAATACGCCGGTTACGCCGCGCGCCCCATTTAATTAGTGATTATCAACGTCAATATTTTTCTGAATTTCAAATACATTTTCAACCTGGTATTGGTTTGCCTGATGGATCAAGCCCCCAAGCTATGTGTCGTTGGTCAGATGATGGCGGTTCTACTTGGTCAAATGAGCATTGGACAAGCATTGGCGTACAAGGGGCATACAAAAACCGTGCTATTTGGCGTAGATTAGGCCAATCAAGGGATAGAATTTTTGAAGTAGTGGTGACTGATCCAATCAATGCCGTAATTACTGCGGCCAATCTTAAAGCGGAAGCTGGGGATAACTAATGGCAACTAGCAATAATTCA